TATCGAAGATGGCACTGCTCGTGTTTATGGTTCCTTTTCTGGATTCAAACAAGCACCCAAGTCACATGTACGACCCACTTTTATTAGTGAGATTGTGCAGGCTCAATGCGATGTGCCAGTTAAGACTACCAAGCCACAAATGAGTGGCTATGTACCGTGGCGCATTGCAGCCGTGGAGATGGTGAAACCTGTTACAGATATCAACACAGATGTCTTAGCAGAGTGTGTCGAACAGTATACTAAGGATATCCTAAGTGGACTGAGTGAGGAAGACCTTGCTGAGATCATGGTGTACGATGATATGACAGCCATTAATGGTGCCGCAGGTGTTCAGTTTGTTGATAAGATGAACCGTAACACAAGTGCGGGTTTCCCGTTCAAGAAAGGTAAGAAGAATTTTCTAACCCCTTGTGTCGGACCAGCGGGTAGTGAGTGGGTTCATCCAGATCCCATAATCATGGAAGCTGTGGAGGAGATCCATCGCTTATATACCAGCGGTCAACGGGCTTCGCCTATTTTCAATGGTCACCTTAAGGATGAAGCCATTTCTCATGCCAAAGCCAAAATCGGGAAAACTCGCGTTTTCACAGGTGCGCCATTTGCCTGGAGCATCATAAATCGCAAGTATTTGCTGTCAGTGACACGTGTTCTGCAGCGAAACCGTTACGTGTGGGAAGGAATGCCTGGCATGAATGCCATGTCCGATCAGTGGGAAGAATTTTACCAATATGTTACCCAACATGGTGAAGATCAACTCATCGGTGGTGACTATCGTTTCTTTGACAAACAAATGCCACCTACTTTAGTGTTGGCAGCGTTTGATGTTCTCAGGAACATTTGCAAAGCAGCAGGCTTCACTTTGGAAGACCTGTTGTGTGTGCAAGGCATTGCTGAAGATACCGCCTTTTCATTCGTTGATTTTAACGGTGATTTGGTTGAGTTCTTTGGCACCAATCCGTCTGGGCACCCACTTACCGTGATTATTAACGGTATTGTGAATGCACTTTATGTGCGTATGTGCTACCACCTTTTGAACCCTGCGAGAGAAGTTCGTTCGTTTAAGAAGAACGTCGCATTGGGCACGTATGGTGATGACAACCTTATGGGAGTGAGTAAAAGAACACCTTGGTTCACTCACACGACATTACAAGCTACGCTTAAAAGTTTTGGCATCGATTACACGATGGCAGACAAAACAGCGGAGAGTGTACCCTACATTCACATTAGCGAAGCATCGTTTTTGAAACGTTCGTTTCGCTTTGAGAGTGAAGTTGGCATGCACATGCCTATGTTGGAAGAAGATTCCATTTGGAAGAGTCTTACCATGGGTGTTGTATCAGGAACATTGTGTCCTGAAGCACAATCAGCTGAAGTGATTAAGGGTGCTGTGCGTGAATTTTTCTATCACGGTAGAGAGGTTTTCGAAACACGCAGCATGCAATTGCAAAAGGTTGTTGAGCTTGCAGGATTGGACAACTACATGGACATGACACTCGATTTCCCTACGTGGGATGAGTGCGTGAACAAGTGGTTGGAAGACAATGGTGCTAAGTAAGCAATAGCCTGACCTAGAATGTCATTAAACTTAACTAGGCATGAGCTTAGAAATGTCTAGAACCAAAATTCAGCATGTATGCATATTTACTGTACTTGTCTAAATCCGACATCATCGGATGAGTGAGCGTGGATGTATATGTTTCCCTGCCTGAGTGTTCCTCAAAATCTCTTTTTAGAGATGTGCTGGCTGGGCACAATCGATGTCAACCTTTCCTCGTGGTTTGGAGAAACCCTTGGAGAGTTTAAAGATTCTCCGGTAACTATCACACTAAGATGACCGAAATGTCGATTAAACTACGCCGGCTGGAAATGCTTTATCGTAAAATGGAAGAACAAATTCATTTTGATCATAAGATACTTGATGAAATGAAGGAATCTATTATTTTTGATTATGCAAATATCCATAAGCCGAAACCAACGTATACAGACTTTGCGTTGCAATCTGAAGATGTTCCAGAACAGACTATCATTGAAGAGCAAGTACTCACTTTTGCAGATAATGTGGAAGGTGATGCTGCTGGTATGACAGGTGTTTTGGATCATGTTGCAGAAGATATTGATACTGGCAGTTTTGGACTTGGTGACTTTTTAAGTCGACCAGTTCGAATTGCCAGTTATGCTATACCTTTGGGTGAAGCATATAATCTACGTCTGCTGCGACCATGGCAATTATTTTTGAATACTGCGTCTATTCGTAGTAAACTTGATAATTATGCCTATATTCAAGCAGATCTCAAAGTTAAGGTTGTTGTTAACAGTACACCGTTTATTTACGGCACATACGCTATGTCTTATAGACCACTTACAACATTTGGTGCTCAGCATGAAGTGACAACAGGTGGTTCCAATGAGGTGGAACGTATGATATTGACGCAGCGACCTTGTGTGTATATTGAATCACACAAGAATAAGGGTGGTGAAATGACACTGCCCTTCTTCTATTATAAAAATTGGTTGCCTTTGACCAACACTGATACCACTAGTATGGGACAATTAAGTTTGTTTCCCATTGCACCTTTTGCTTCAGCAAATGGTACGGCTACTGGACCAGTTTCAGTACTTGTTTATGCGTGGGCCGAAAATGTTAAGTTAGCAGGTAATACTGTCAATCTTGCTATTCAGGCTCGCGATGAATATGGTACTGGTCCTGTTTCACGAATCGCATCTGCTGTTAGTGGTGCATCCCGGCACTTGGAAAATGTGCCAGTTATTGGTGTTTTTGCTAAGGCAACCACCATAGGAGCTCGTGCTGTAGGGGCCATTGCTTCATTGTTTGGATTTACAAATGTACCTGTCATTGATAATGTACAGCCATTTAAGAATCAACCTTTCCATGCATTTGCATCGAGTGAAATCGGTGTTCCGCTGGAGAAGTTGACTTTGGACCCAAAGAATGAATTGACTATTGACCCAGGCATTGCAGGTTTACCTGCTGATGATGAATTAGCAATCGCACATATTGCCAAACGCGCCGGACTTATCCGTGTGTGTACTTGGAAAGCAAGCGATTTGACTGATGCAAGTTTATTCCGTGCAAATGTTACACCTACATGGTGTCGCACGGTGGGAAGTGCTCCCTCACAATATTATGTTGATTTACCGATGGGACATTTATCTCGTCTTTTTTCAAATTGGCGAGGTGATATCATCATTCGTGTTATGATCATCAAGTCTCAATATCATCAAGGTCGGCTTCGTATTAATTTTGATCCAGTAGGAAATATTTTTACAACGCCTAATTCTGAAACAACCACTATTACCAAGGTGGTTGATATTGAAACAACCGACTATTTGGAATTTCGTATTCCGTATATGCAACCACAATCGTGGTTGCGAGTCATTCCTACGATTGTTCGTGACACTTCGGGACCGGCTGAAGCCGATTCTCCTTATGTTACAGATTATCATAATGGTCGCTTCGAAATTCGTGTTTTAAACACACTCACAGCACCCGTAGCTACGGCTGATGTTAATCTAGCCATCTATGCGTATGCTGCTGATAATTTCGAGCTTGCCAATCCCAGTGATTTTCAGACACGGACTTCAGTGTTTGCCGTACAATCTAATGATGAAACGTACGAGCAATATGAAATGGGTAAGTGCACTGCACGCCCAGCTGAAATTATGTCTGTCAACTTTGGCGAAGATATTCGTTCAATGCGCTCTTTGATGCGTAGGACGACCCTCCATATGGTTGAGGGAACGCGGAATTCTATTACCCCTACGGTGGCTAGTACTTACGCACTTGTGACGCAGTTCCGAAAGAACATTTATCCCCTATTTTATGGGTTTGATTCAAATTCGGATTACTTTCTAAACGGTGTCGTAGGACTTCCTGCCCCAGGGAATAGGTGTAATGAAACACCATACACCTGGATGGCTCCACTTTTTGTGGGCCAGCGAGGTAGTATGAATTACGCTTTTAACCATGTAGACCCAAAGACCACTAAGAATTTCTTGGTGCAACGCCACAATGAACCGTGGACCACTACTGGGCCTATTCTCACGTTTACGAATTATAACAGCACTGGTTTAGTTCCCAATGGTATCGATCCACTCTATGGTGGTATTACAGGACAAGCTTTGCAGAATGAATTGACACAAACTGGTTTACAGTTTAGTGTTCCGTTCATGAACAAGTTTCGTTTCTGTTCTACTTCCCCAGGAGACCGCGCTAATGGTGCGGACTATGACGATACAGAGAACAATAACTATGTTGTTACTTCAACAACGTTTGAGCCCCAGTTGGCTGGCAGTACGCTTCCAGTGGGAGCGACTGTCCTTGAATACCATGCAATTGGTGTAGATTATACACCATTGTGGTTTTTGAGTACTACAAAGCGCTGGATTTATAATACCGGCGCCATTTAGGCTACCAAGCCTCCAGAATACAAACTGGATAACAAATACAAATGCTATCGGGCACGATCCGTGGCAGCCTATTCTTTAAGTTTAGGTACTAAAACGCAATGAGATTTATCTCTTTCCGGTTATACAATGTACTTTGAGCCCCTCAAAAGGCCAATCTAGATCACTACAGATTTTTGTACCCGGAAACGGGGAAATTTTTACTGGAGTACTAGTCGTGACATTATATAATTGGATTGCGCAGGAG